AGATCCTCGAGATCGGACGGGAAGAGTCACCAGCTGAAGCCTGCGGGGTCATTACACCTGACCTACACGTGGTTCGATTGCCGAATCGCCACGAGACTAGCCCAACTGACTCATTCGTTATCGGTTCCGAGGATCTGGTCAACGCAATCCAAGAGTTCGTCGATCGGTCTAAGGTCGATCCCACCGAACTCCAGCGAGACCACTTCATGGTGTGGCATACGCACCCAGCGGGTCAAGTGGGGCCCAGCCGAGGCGACATCGAGATGAAGATCCCGGGCTTCCAGTACGTGGTGGTAACGCTGCCTGACGGACCCGCTACGATCTTCTAGGAGTGACATGAGCGAATTCGGAGCCGGACGAACTCGAGTCCGCAGGGTGCTTTCAACTGCTCCCGTGATCGAGACAAATGTTCCTGAGTTCAGCACTGGAACTGGTGTTGTAACGGTAACGAAGCTCCTCCGAGGTCAACCGGGCCAGGATGGAGAAGATGGGGTTGGCGTTACTCCTGAGACGACAACGCTCGCCTACGATGTCGACGGGAAGTTGACAACAGTAACCAAGGTCTCAGGGGTGACCACCCTGACCTACGATGGCAATGACATGTTGGCTACCGTCGTGAAGCCGGACCACACCAAGACAATGACCTACGATGTTGATGATCGACTCGTCACCATCACTGTTTCCTGACAAGGAGAATCATGAGCAAGGGCAACACCACCGAAGTCGACATTCTCGCCAAGATCTTCAAGGCAACCGCGCTCAGCTGGGACGCTGCGACGGATCTCGACATCCACCTGCACACCGCTGATCCCGGTGAGGCCGGCCTCTCGACGACCTCCGAGGCGACGTACACATCGTATGCCCTCGTCACGGTCAACCGCGCCGGTACGGACTGGTCGGGCACGAACCCGGTCGCCAACGACGTGCTGATCCAGTTCCCCCAGTGCACGGGCGGCACGAACACCATCACGCACGTGTCGATCACGCCGACGGCGTCGACGCAGATCCTGTACTCGGGTGCGCTTACCTCTCCGCTGGCGGTCAGCTCCGGCATCCAGCCGCAGTTCGCTGTCGGCGCCCTCACGGTCTCGGAGGACTGACATGGGCAAGAAGACTGCCGAAGAGTTCGTCGAGCCGCCGAGGCTTGCTGGGATCAGCACGAAGCTCGACAGCTCGGTTCGACTCCTCCTCGAGAAGCTCAGCCAGGCGTCGGGCATTCCGATCCATGAACTCTCAGCTCGCACGATCGTGATCCGGGAGGGTCAGGTCACCGTCCTGGACGTGGAGGCCTGATGGACCCGTACACCTGCTCAGTCTGCGGACTCGGAGTGATCATCACTGCCGGCGAGGCCATTCGAGCCTGCCCGCACGAGGGCACCCCGATCTTCGCCAACGCCAGCGCCAACATGGCTGGCAGGGGAGGGATCCAAGTTGGTGATGCCCAACGTCAAGGCAGTGAGTGACGCTCGTCTAGAGGGTCGATTTCACACTGCTCACCTCAGGAAGGTGCCCGCTGCATCGGTGGTTACTGTCGCTCAATGGTGGCATGACCTCTCGGGTGTGTCAGGTAACCCACTTCCCAACTACTACGCCTCGACGCCGGCTGCTGCTGCAGTCCTCGACGACTTCAAGGGCATCTTCCATGGCGATGACAAGTCGCCTGCTGAGATGTACCTGACCAAGATCGGTCTGATGACACCCTCATCGGCCCTCTTGGGTGAGTACAAGCTGCTCGACTACCTGATGTACTACCCGTTCATCGACGGGGATGACACGGACACCCAGTTGATGGATAACACGGTCACTCTTCCTCGCTACAGCGATGTTGGGGGCCGGGTCATGGCTGTCTGCCAGGCACCCACGACCGGTGGCGGTACGTTCAACTACACCTACCTGAATCAGGATGGTGTGGAGCATACATCGCCCACGATCGGGTACAGCACCACAGCATCGAACATCGGAAACCTGGTGACTTCGCAGCCTGCAGTGGCATTGAGCGGCTACCCGTTCTTGCCCATGGCTGAGGGAGACACTTCGGTCCTCCAGATCAACTCAGTGCAGAACCTCTCGCCTGCGGGCGGACTTATCTGCTTCGTCATTGTTCAGGATCTGGCGACTCTGGCGATTCGGGAGATCAACGCAGCAGCTGAGATGGAGTTCATCTCAACGCGACCGGGGATGCCTCGCATCTACGATGGCGCTTACCTGAACTTCATCCTGAACTGCGGCGGAACCATTGCCAGTTCAACCCTTTCTGGCTACCTCGACTTCATCTGGAGCGAATGATGGGATTCACCTCTCAAGACGACCTGATCACCCAGATCACGTCCGGCAAGTACCTCCGTCGAGAGGGATCCAAGCTGATGACGCCAGCCCACACGGCTGGTGGTTGGCATCTGCTGGCCGGCATGGGTGGTTTCCCGAACGCTTCGACGTACCCGGGCACTGACCTGGTCTGGTCGAACTGTGACGAGTTCACTGGTGATGGCACCACGATCCTCGGGCTCAACCACGGCGGTCCTCCTGGTGGCGCTGCGACCAAGCACCTCATCAACGTGGGTGCGATGGCGGTTGCTGCTGCTGGTGCACCCTGGCAGGTGAAGCTGGTCGATCTGCAGGGCTACTACCGCCTGTCGACCACGAACGTCACGGGCACCGGCTCTCGAGCGCTCGTCAACAGCAACACCTTCACGGCCTCCTCGAGCTCGGGTCTGCTGCTGACGTTCGCCAACGACTGGAAGTCCGGCACCAAGGTTCGGTTCACCAACTCAGGTGGTGCGCTTCCCACCGGCATCACGACCGGCACTGACTACTGGCTCATTCGCGTCTCTGCCACCACAGCTCGAGTGGCGACGAGCTACGCCAACTACATCGCCGGCACGGCAATCGCCTACACCGACGCAGGTACGGGCACTCACACCCTCACGATCCAGATGCCCCGAGCCGCCTTCGGTGTGGGGTGTGAAGCACTCTTCGTCGCTCAGACGGCCCCAGCGACGGGGGGCCCGAACCTCACGGCTTCGGACTACTACAACCCGGCATCGCCGACCTCTGGTGCTCGAACCTTCCAGGGTACGCCCAACATGGGTGCTGCTGCTGATGCGTATGCCTCTCGTGTCCTGCACTCCGGCAACGCAGCGGGTCGATACGGTCCGTTCCTGCCGAAGCAAGGCGGGGACACGGGCATCGCTCAGATCAACTCGTTTACCTGGTCCGGTGGTACAGCCTACACCGGTACCGGAGTCGTTGCACTCTGCATCGTGAAGCCCCTGTGCGACCTGCCGCTCCCCGTCACCGGCGCCTGGGCAGAGCGAGACCTGGTCAACCAGCTGATGTCGATGCCGCAGATCCAAGACGGTGCTTGCATCGTTCCCATGATCTTCAGCACCGGTGCAACGACGAACAACTCACCGCTCAACCTCGCATTGGACTTCGCCTGGGGAGGCTGACATGCTTCTCGGCAACAACAGTCGAGTCTATGGCGCTGGACCCCTGCGATTCCTCGGCAGCCACAACCTGATCATCATCCACGTTTCCAATTACATCACGGTGGGGGGTCGGTTCGGCCTCGACGCGGGTGAGGCGACGGTGATCGGTGGTACCGGGCAATCTCAGCGTTCTGGGCTGCCTCAGGCCTACCGTCATCCCGGCGCTTGGCGCATGCCGCAGAAGGCTGGGTCGATCGGAACCTTCGGCGAGATCGCTGGAACTTCTTCCCTCACTGCCAACCTCGCTGGTGGTGTGAATGGGGAGGCTGCCCTCGACGGTTCTGGTGTTCTGACCGCTGCGATCACAGGCTTGGCTGACCTCTCAGCTGACCTGGACGGAGCGGGCTCGATCACTGCCCTGCTCAATGCTCTGGGTGAGCTCGAAGCAGTTCTGGATGGCTCGGGTGACCTGGTCGCCAACCTGAACGCAGTACTTCAACTTGAGGCTGCACTAAGTGGCTCTGGTACACTCGATGCACTTCTTCAGTCAGTGGTGGCACTCGCCGCCAATCTCTCAGGGTCTGGTACCCTGGACGCGAACATCACGGGAGTCATCCAGGCCGCTGCGGTCTTGAGCGGCTCTGGCGATATCGCCGCAACTATCAATGCACTCGCTGTCATGTCGGCTGATATGGGCGGGTCAAGCTCGTTCGTAGGGACGCTTCTGGGACTCGGGAATGCTGTTGCTGCATTGACAGGCAACGGGTCGATCTCAGGCACGATGAGGGCCGATGGGTTCATGCTCGCAGACATCTCAGTCTCGGGTAGCTCTGATCCGCTCTCGCCCACGAACCTCGCTGCTGCGGTGTGGAACGCCATCGCTGCTGAGTACAACACCAACGGAACAATGGGCGGCTTGGTCAACAGCAATGTTGGAGTCGACTACGACCGCATCATGCGGGAGGTTCGAGATGCTCTCGTTCCTCACATCTGGGGGTCAAGCTGATGGATCTCTACGCACTGCAGGAGAAGATTCGGAAGGGCTATGAACTGAGCCCCAACGAACAAGCGTTCATGATGAAGTCCACTGATGACCAGGGTCGCGTTTCTCGACGCAAGTTCATCGGGTGGGAAGAGTCTCCGGATTCGGTGATCGACTTCGACGACTAGGAAGGACCGTGGCATGCAATTGCCTGGCATTCAGGGTGGGGTACTGAGAAAGGACCTCTACTTCGAGCAGACCGGCTACAAGCCACACGCAGGTCAGGTTGAAGTGCACTACGACGCACACCGACATCGGGTGTTGTCGAACGGACGACGGTGGGGGAAGACCTTCCTCGGCGGTAAGGAGTGCGAGCCTACAGCACTGATCAAGAATCGCCTGGGTGAACCCCAGCGAGGCTGGATCATCGGCCCGAACTACGCAGACTGCGAGAAAGAGTTTCGCATCGTCTTCAACACGTTCAAGCAGCTGGGGATTGACCAAGTCAGTTCCAAGTTCTTGAACAACAAAGACAACGGCAACATGGTCATCGCCACCAACTGGGGCTTTGTTCTGGAATGCCGCTCGGCTGCTCATCCGGATTCCCTGGTGGGTGAAGGTCTTGACTACGTGCTGATGGTTGAGGCTGGCCGACTTCATCGGTCCACGTTCACCGAGTATGTTCGCCCTGCCCTCTCTGACAAGCGAGGGTGGTCGCTAACGACTGGGGTGCCTGAACTTGCGACAGACACTTCGTTGTTGTACTGGGGCTTCAAGAAAGGCCTTGAGTGGAAGACGAAGCCATGGCGCAGTTGGCGCATGCCGAGCTGGACCAACACGATCGTCTTCCCGGGCGGTAGGAAAGATCCTGAAATCCTGGAAGCCGAAGATGACCTGACGGTGGAGGAATTCCGCCGGCAGTACGGTGGGGAATTCGTTGACAAGGTCGGTCGAGTCATGGCCGAATGGGATGACGTTCACCACCTGAAGCGCATCAAGTACAACCCTGACTGGCCGCTCTACGCAGCGGCTGACTACGGCTACACGAACTGGTGGGTCTGGCTTTGGATCCAGGTCGACCCCTTCGACAATGTC